GCATACGCTCTGAGAATGAGGGAGATTGATGATGATTAAAGGTAACACAATATGGCTAGAGTTAACACCTACACTAGCCAACGCTATCATGGTAATGCTGGATAGCGAGATGGAAAACACACATGATGTATGTGGCATTGACCTCAATGATTGGGAAACGCTAGACCTAGAAGCATACAAGCTACTAGCTTTCCATAAGTACAAGACATGGTATTGGGAGAATTGCGGTGATTAAACTGTACAACCTAATCATGGACAGTAAACGCAACCCACTGTCCTACATACCTGATACAAATACACGGCACATGGTCATGCAGTTGCTGGCTTGGATGTGGTGTATTATCTTTGGAATGTCTGTCGGCTCTGTCACTGTGTTTGGTATCAGTGCCATAGCACATGCCTTGCTGATAGCAGGTGTGTTCATTACGGCAGGTGTATTTGAAACAGCAAGACGCAAGCCACAGTATTTCGGTGGGCTAGGCAGAGGTAATGGTGGTGAGCATGAATAGGTTTATCATAGAAGATAACCCAGATGCTATAGCACGTTCACTGTGTGACCAGCACATTGTCAAGATGCCATTGGAAGAAGCGCAGATGTTATGTACTGCTGTATGGCATCATAACCCTAGCTTTGCAGAGTTTGCTGATTTGTATAAACCTGTGCATCAGAAACATCCATGCACGTTATGGGCAATGGAAACAAGGTCAAACTTTGACTATGCTTATGACTTATATACAGCTATGCTATGTGAGTACCACGAAAGATATGGTAAGTGGCATGGTGCAGGTAAACATAGCAGAGCATTAAATTGTGCAAGGCAATTTATTCCAGAAGGTGACATTACACCACACCCACAATGCTTCAGTGGACACGATGACTGCAAGACAGATGAGGATTGGCCTATTGTTGCATACCGTGCGTTCTATACACTTGACAAGAGTAAGTTCGCTAGGTATAACAAGGGCAGAAACAAACCATTCTGGATGAATAGACCTTTAGTAATCAATATAGGAGATTAGATGCGTATGGACATAATCATAGGACTAATAGTATTTACAATCATACTTGTCTTTACTTCATAAAATATTTGTGGTATAAGATGAGTTCACTTAACGATAGGAGATTAGATATGCTAGAATATATTCCAGACCACCTCGACTTTAATGTTGAGTTTGAGCCGACTAAAGTTGACGACAAGAAGTATGTCATCAATGGCAACACAGGTGACTACATTGGCATCGTAGGCAATGGCTTCACATGTGCATCACACACTGACTTTTTCACTAACGTCATGCAGACTACGACAGAAACCCTGTCTGAGCATGACATGAAAGATGCACATGTGTACTGGCGTAGCGCACACAAGTCTGGCTGGGCTATGATGGATGTGACCCTGCCTAATGTGCAGGCTAAGATCACCACCGACAAGCACGAGACTACCCTGATGAAGCGGATCATTGCTTTGCATGGTGTCAACGGTACGTGTTCCAACACCACCATCTTTGGTGCTATCGACTTCTTCTGTCTCAATGGGCAGATCACAGGAGATCACAGTAAGGTGATGCGTAAGAACACATCCAACTTCAGCCTCGACAGGTTCATCACTGAACTGCACAAGTCACAACAGGACTTCACTGCACAAGCAGAACAGATGCAACGCTGGGCTAACACTAGCCTTGCTCATGTAGATGTTAAGACTATGCTTGAAGGCATTATGAAGTCTGACAAAAAGTCAGAGAAGATGTATGGCTTATATAATCAGGAAGTGGCTACACGTGGACGTAATCTGTGGTCATTGTACTCAGCCTTCACCAACTATGCATCCTATGCTGATGAGCGTAATGGCTTTGCCTTACGTAATACAGGCAAGGACACACAAGCTATCTCAATGTTCAAGCGTGAGATTGATGTGGCTGGTTGGATCGACACACCACAGTTTCAGGCAATGGCAGCAGCATGAGGGTACGTGCGGTAACTAAGTCAGGTGGAGCGTTCTTTACGCCCACCACTGACGATGCAAGAACACCAGTAAACTTACGTGTAGGTTATTGGAAGCCTAGTAAAAAGAAAACAAAATGTAACGCCGTTACAAAAAGGAAAAAGAAATGAAACTTAAACAGGTAGCCAATGAATACTATTCTTCCCATGATTACAAGAACTTGCGGGATGAAACTAAAGCACACTATCAGTACTGCTTGATCAACGCATTGGCTACCTCTGTCGATGGGGTAGTCATTGGTGAGGTTGATGTAACTAAAATGTCAACCAAGCAATCCAAGTTAGCCTATGACCAATGGTGTGATCGTGGTATCTCGACTGCGAATCACATCATGGCTGTCACCCGAATACTTTTTAACTACGCAGTACGAATGGAACACTGTAATATCAATCCTTTCGCTACGGTACGTAGGAGAGCCACACAACCGCGTAAGGTGGTATGGACGAAGGGGGATGTCAGGAAGCTGTTAGACGCCGCCTACGGCGATTTTAGCACCCGTAACATCGGTTTGATTGCACACATGGCCTATGAATGGTGTCAGCGAGTGGGTGACATGCGTCTGCTCACGTGGGATATGTTAGATTTTGAGACTAAGCGTGTAATAATACAACAGTCCAAGCGTAATGCGCAGGTTGAGCTACCCATAGATGACAATTTACTTGACATGCTTATACAACAAGAGCAAGACTTTGGCTTTCAGCAGTATGTTGCACCTAGACCCCAGCCATATCGTGGCGTATACGAACCATACACGATGTATAAGCTACCGTTACATGCACGTAAACTGATGGATGAGGCAGGACTGTCAAAAGAATTACGTCTGTCTGACTTACGCCGCACAGGTGTTACAGAGATGGTGGATGCTGATGTAGGAATAGGACAAATCATGTCGGTTACAGGACATGCTAACCCACAGTCAGTTAAACCCTATCTAAAAAATACGTATACAAGTGCAAATAATGCCTTGACAGCACGTAAGAACACATGATATAAGCATCTAACTGCCGCAGGGAACTATATATTATATATATATATAATAATATACATATAGAAAGGATACATAAATGATAAATGTAGATGACTTTGACGTAGCCAATGGCGAGACAAAGCGCATGAACTGTCCTGAATGTGGCGGGTATAAAACATTTACAGTGACCAATAACATGGGGTCACTTGTATGGAACTGCTACAAGGTAAGCTGCAGGGTTAGTGGTGGCACACGTGTTCACCTATCTGTAGATGACATACGTGCAGGCTTTAAGGGAGCCAAGGAGTTTGCTACGAATACATTTGAATTACCCCCATACGTAATACGACACAAGGATAACCTGTACATGAACAGGTGGTGTGACAGGTGGGGATTGGATGTAGATGAACTAGGCTTGTTGTATGATGTAAAGGAAAGCCGTGTGGTATTCCCTGTAATGCATGAGGGTATAATGGTAGATGCTACTGGCAGATCATTATCAGGCCAGCGTTTACCTAAATGGAAAAGATATGGAAATAGTGGCTTGCCATACACGTTTGGTTGTGGTAAAGTCGCAATAGTTGTTGAGGACTGTGTAAGTGCAGCCGTTGTTGGTTACGGTTCCTTTGTCGGGGTTGCGCTTCTTGGAACGTCTCTTCAGGATGCGCATAAAGGGTATCTTGCACAGTTCTCGACAGCAGTAATAGCGTTAGACCCCGATGCGCTGCCTAAGACGTTACATATGGCAAAGGAATTACGAGGACACGTCAACGATGTTCGTGTACTACGTTTGAAGGATGACTTGAAATATCGTAACCCGACAGATATGGAGAATTTAAATGGAATTATCACTAATTAGAAGTTTGATGGACAGGGGGTTCTATGAGGATCATCGTGGTTCTCGTTGCCCTGACCGCCTATTCAGTAAGGATGTACGTAAGATCAAGCAGTCTATTGACACTGCTATGGATCGTTATGAGCGTACCGTCACACCAGATGAGATTGAGGCATTGTTCATGGCGAACAACCCAACGCTCACTACGGCACAGAAGACTGCCTACTCAGCCTTGTTCTCGCAGATCAAACGTGAGCAGCCTATGGGTAGCGACATAGCACAAGAGGTGTTATCTAAGTTGTTTCAACAAGTAATAGGCGAGGACATAGCTAACCTTGGCTTTGATTATGTCAACGGTGACAAGACTAGCCTTGAGCCTTTACGACAGATGCTTGAGCAATATGGTGATGACTTCACGCCTAACCTGAAGATTGAGTGGGATGACATTGACATTGAAACCCTGCTTGCACGTAATGATCTTGAGGCACGTTGGACGTTCAACATATCCAGCCTGACACGTAGGGTTGAAGGCGTTAACGATGGTCACTTGATTGAGATTGGTGCTAGACCCAACACAGGCAAGACATCCTTTCATGCCAGCTTGATTGCTGCGCCGGGTGGGTTTGCGCATCAAGGTGCTAACTGCATTATCTTATGTAACGAGGAAGGCTATCACCGTGTGGGTGCTAGATACCTGACTGCTGCAACTGGCATGACTATGCAAGAAGTAAAAGCTAACCCGACTAAGGCACGTGATTTGTACGCACCAGTAAAGGAACGCATCAAGGTTAAGGATGCCACTGGTCGTGATATGAATTGGGTCGAGAGTGTATGTAAGGCATACAAGCCTGACATTGTTTTGCTAGATATGGGCGATAAGTTTGCTAAGACCGCTGGCTTCGCTCGTCCAGATGAGGCACTAAAAGCTAATGCAATTCATGCACGTATGATTGCCAAGCAGCATAGCTGCGCTGTATTTTACATGTCGCAGCTATCTGCTGATGCGGAAGGTAAGGTTGTACTGAATCAAAGTATGATGGAAGGCTCTCGTACAGGTAAGGCTGCAGAAGCAGACCTTATGGTATTGATTGCTAAGAACCCACCAGTGCAGGGACAAGATGAAGAAGATATCCAGCGGCATCTCAATATTGTAAAAAATAAGTTGACAGGGTGGCATGGTAGTGTACACTGCAACCTTGAATATCAAACAGCGAGGTATACAGCATGAAGCTAGTATTAGACGTAGAGAACACAGTAACGCATCGTGAC